TTAGATAATTTTACAGTTCGGGAGTTGTCCTTGTCATCTGATTTTTGCTATTCTTATATTTCTAGAGATTAGCATGGTGCTAAAGAACCTTCGTTCTTACCATCCTCATTCTTCTTCTCTGTTTGATCATTATCAGCTTGACTGTTGACCTAGGACTTCTTGATTGCTTCCCCAGTTGGATTTGTCTGAGGACTTGCTTAATCAGCTTGCTTTTTGAGCAACTCTTCTTGCTTCTCTACCCAAATTCCCAAGATTTATATTTTCATATTGAACACCATCTTGAATTTCAAATCCGGGAGGCATGTATAAAGTAACAGATGCTTCTCTCATTTTAATTTGCTGTCTGTTTGATACTGTTCGTTTACTAGTATCACTTACTGGTAGACCATCTTCAAGTCTTGTGAGGGGCTGAGAAGATAAATTAACTTGAGAAGTAGTTCTCACCACATCAAATCTAATATATCCCGGATATCTTTCTATAGACTTTCCCGGTTCTTCAATTGGATACCTATAACTCGCCCCAAAACTTTTTGATATATCAACATCAAATTTATTAGGTTGGGATGAACTTCTTACACTAGCCATTAGTGATCCTATAAATATTTGAATAGTTTATACTTATTTATATGGTGGTTATGAAAACTTACAAAGGTAAATACAAGTTAAAGAAACCTGAGAAATACGACGGAGACCATACAAAGGTTATTTATCGTTCAGGTTGGGAGAGATTTGCATTCAAATGGTGTGAAAATCAGGAAGACATTAAATCATGGTCTTCTGAAGAGACTATCATACCATATATTAGTGCAGTTGATAACAAATATCATCGGTATTTTGTTGATTTGAAACTAAATATGAAGGACGGTAGTGTTGTTCTGGTAGAGATTAAACCAGATAAGCAGACCCGACCACCAAAGAGTAAACGCAGAACAAAAAGATTTATATCTGAATCACTAGAATATGTTAAGAATGAATGTAAGTGGAAAGCAGCTAAAGAGTATTGCCTAGATAGAGGGTGGCACTTTCAGATATGGACCGAACACACACTAAAGCAAATGGGGATGAAGTTCTAAATGGCAGGACTATTTCAGAAACTAGAGTTTGAAGCCTTTCGTAAAGGGATTACTCCACGGAGTAAAGAGTCCCGTGCATGGTTTATGAACAAGGCAAAGAACTTGAATGTCAGTAGAAGTAAACTGATGAAAGAAGACCCTATTGAACTGCGCAGTCGTCCTGCTGTTGGCAAGATGTATATGTATTTCTATGATCCTAAGCACAAAGAAACACTGCCTTACTATGACAGGTTCCCATTGATTGTAATGGTAGGTCCAGCACCTAGAGGTTTTATGGGACTGAACCTGCACTATCTTCCCCTTGCTACTAGAGCAAAGTTTCTAGATGCACTGCTCGACACTATAAATAATGAAAGATATGATGAATCTACTCGGTTCAGGTTGTCCTATGAAATGTTAAAACGTGCATCTAAGTTAAAAGCATTTAGACCTTGCTTGAAAAGGTATCTAAGTTCCCATGTGCGTTCTAGACTTGCTATGGTTCCTGCCCCTGAATGGGAGATTGCTACGTTCTTGCCGACAGCAGACTTTGAAAAGGCAAGCAGCAGTGAAGTATACAAAGACTCCAGAAGAAAGATGAGAGCATAACATGGCAACCATTGAAGACTTAAAGGCAGCGATGTCTGCAAAGGCACCAGCTAGACCGGATAGGTATCGAGTTAGGATTCCGGGGTTGAATGCTGTCGGTGATATTCTTTGTCAGGCAACAAACTTACCGGGTAGACAGATCACCACTACTGAAAGACGTATTGGTATGGTCACACAAAAGATGCCCTATGGATTTATCTTTGATGATGTAAGTCTAACATTTTTACTAGATAATGAATACGTCATTAAAAACTATTTTGAAGACTGGCATGAAGACATTATTGGGTTTGATACCTATGAGTTAAAATACAAAAATGACTATAGCAAAACTGTAGAAATCCAACAGTTAGACAAAGAAACTGAATCTGTAGTATATGGGGTTAAGTTAAAAAATGCTTTCCCTGTTACCATAAGTCCTATTGAGTTAGGAGATGGACTACAAAACCAAATCACCCAAGTAAACGTGCAGCTGGCATTCACTGATTGGGAACGCACTACTTAATGGAGTTACTATAACATGGCTTTACCTAAACTTAATGAGTCGATTAAATATACTACTAAAATTCCTTCTACTGGCAAAGAGGTTAAGTTTAGACCTTTTCTCATCAAAGAAGAAAAGATTCTTTTGATTGCAATGGAATCTCAAGACCAAAAGATTATTATTAATGCAATTGGTGATACTGTCAATTCTTGTATGATTGAAGATATTGATATTTTTGAGATGCCTATTTTTGATCTTGAATACTTGTTCTTGCAAATTCGATCAAAGTCTGTAGGAGAAACGTCATCAGTAAACATTGGATGTAAATCTTGTAATCATAAAAACGAAGTTATCATTCCTATTGATGATATTAAAGTAACTAATCCTAAAACAGATAAAAACATCAAACTAAATGATGAAATTACTTTGTCTATGCAGTATCCATCATTAAATGATATTCTAAAAACAAATGCATTAGACAATAATACTGAAATTGAACGAAACATGGAAACATTCTATGCTTGTTTAGAAGCAGTAGAAACTGAAGAAGAAAGATTTATGGTCAAGGATGAACCTCATGAAGAGATTGTCAACTTTGTAGAATCTTTAACTTCTTCTCAGTTTGAAAAAATCAAGAAGTTTGTTGATAGTATTCCTTCTTTAAGACATACTCTAAAATTTAATTGTGAATCTTGTGATACTGAAAACACTAGAATCTTGCAAGGAACGAATGATTTTTTTTGATAAGCCTTTCTCATGAAACGTTACTAAATCTATATCATACTAACTTTCAATTAATGCATCATTATCGATATTCATTAAGTGACATTGAAAGTTTAATGCCTTGGGAAAGGGAAGTTTATTTGTCATTGTTAGTCAGTCATCTTGAAAATGAAAAAGAAAAAAGAAAGCAACAAGAGCAGAGAAGATAAATGGCAACGTTTGTACAAGTAATTGAAGAATTAAAAGAGAGCATGTTTGACCTACAGGTTGAACAGGATGAAACCACTCAGGCGATTAAATCTCTTGATGGACGTATGGCAGAATTTGTTGCTCTTGCAGGTAGAGACAGATTAGAAGACCTTGAAGATAGACGTGAATCAAAACGTGCATCACAAAAGCAAGAAAAGCAAAACAATGAAGATCGTAAAAATGCCAAGAAAGGTATTGGTGGGTTAAGTATTGGCGATCTTGCGCAAGCATATGTTCAAGGTCGTTTAGGAATGGCATTATTGAGTGGGTTAGGCGCTCTGCTTTTATCACCTATAGGGTTAGGTATTCTTGCAGGTGTTGCTACTGCTACGGTTGCTGGATTAGGTCTAAAATACATTTTAGATAACCCAAAGCAACTCCCTGTAGGAGATGTATCTCCCGAAACAGAGAAAAAAATATTAGACCAAATTTCTGGTTCAGATGCAGACCCTATCCGTCCAGATTCTCTACCAAGTCAAATGGCACAAGCTTATAAGCCAGTTATTAATATTGCCGAGAGATATTCATCTGAAGGAAAAATGATATCAGATAAAGACGTTGAAGAACTTGGTATAGTTGTAAGAAAAGTGCGAGAAAGTACAGCTGCGGGGTTATCTTCAGAACAAGATTTGCAAAGAGCAGAAGCATTTTATTTGAGAACATTGCAGGCTAAAAGACTTCAAGAAGATGGTGGGCCCGGTACGTTGTTTGCCCCAGAAACACGATCACTTAGAGAAGATAAAGCAAGAGAAGAAAGACTATCCCAAGAGGAACTAAATACACAGAGGTTAATGAACTTGCTTAGTCCGGGTTCTTATGATAAACTATTTCCTCCATTTGAAACCAAAGCAGATATTACTTCTAGACTTATTAGAACGCAAGAAGAAAAGGTAATGAAGGCTGTTGAGAATGATCAAGGTCAAATTGATGTAATGGCAACTGCTGCACAATATTTAACTCCTGATCCAGCAAAAGCAGTTAGTGTTGAAGAATTTATGAAACCTGCTTCTACTATGAGTCGGGATTTTGGTCAAGATATCATTGGACCAATAGTTGAGACTGCTATAAAAAGTTTAAGAACAGATGATAATCTTGGACTTGGATTCTTTGGGGCTCCAAGTGCAGGACTTGATATTAATGAACTGAGAGATATGAATCTTGACGTTGAAAAATTATCAATTGAAATTCCCCCTAATCTTGGAGGGCAAGTTCTAAGTATATTAGGTGAAGGATTAAATGTAGGTGGAACTACAGTAATTAATAATCAAACCACTAATAACGTTTCTGGTGGTGGTGGAGGCGGTGGAGCAACTGCTGTTAAT